ATGCTCTACACACGTAGGTTAGCCTCTTACGTGCCGAAAGGCAAGGAGAAGCAGGCTATGAAGCAGCAAAAGGCGATGTTAATCGCCCTGATCGTCATCTGTTTAACCGTCATAGTGACGGCACTGGTAACGAGGAAAGACCTCTGCGAGGTACGAATCCGAACCGGCCAGACGGAGGTCGCTGTCTTCACAGCTTACGAACCTGAGGAGTAAGAGACCAGGCGGGGGAGAAATCCCTCGCCACCTCTGATGTGTCAGGCATCCTCAACGCACCCGCACTTAACCCGCTTCGGCGGGTTTTTTGTTGCGCGCCGAATACGCAGGGTGAAAAATAACCATATATTTGATTATATACACAACAAAAAATAAAAGTCATTGCACCTGCACATTAAATAATCAAATATACGGCGTGAAATAAATATTTTTCAGATTAATATTTTTGTCTCTATGTGGATATAACCGTTTGTACTTATAAACTCGGAGGCATCGTGGAAAAAATAAAGAAACTATTTAGTTGCAAATACGCAGTCATACGTCGTGATGACCTGTCAGTTATAGTCGAAATGGATTACTTCCCTGAAAACCCAAAATCAATGATGTATCGTAATGGTCGAAAGGCAATTTTTTTACCGATGAGGGTAAGTGACATTATGGGAAATGATAAACTGCTGGATGAATTGCGAGTCAGAGCATCCTGTTAGTATTGGCATTAATTCTGTTATACTACATAACGGGCTGAACACCCATTCTACTGCGCCAGCGGAGAACTACGATGGCGCATATACAACTGGTCAAACAAACCTCTTCCGGATTACTTCTCCCGGCGACGCCGGAGAGTTGCGATTTTCTGCATCAAATCAAAATAGGCGAGTGGATACACGCTGATTTTAAACGCGTTCGTAACTACGCATTCCACAAGCGTTTTTTCAAACTCCTGCAACTGGGATTCGATTACTGGACTCCGAACGGTGGGGCGATCACGCCTCGCGAACGAAAACTGGTTTCAGGATTCGTTGATTACCTGTGTGAATCTGTAGGCCGGGAACATACGCCAGCTCTGAGCGAAGCCGCAGAGCAATATCTGAATACAGTTGCGACACGCAGAACCCGGGATATGGCATTGCTAAAGTCGTTTGAGGCTTTCCGCGAGTGGGTAACCATTCAGGCCGGATTTTACACCGAGCATTTTTATCCGGACGGTAGCCGTGGGCGTCGGGCGAAATCCATCGCTTTTGCGAATATGGACGAAACCGAGTTTCAGCAGGTTTATAAATCTGTACTGAATGTACTGTGGAACTGGATCCTGTTCCGTAAATTTTCCTCTCCGGAGGAAGTCGAAAATGTGGCCGCGCAGTTACTGGAGTTTGCGTAATGGTGGATTTACGTAAAGCGGCGCGGGGGCAGATGTGCACCGTCAGAATTCCTGGCTACTGCAACCACAATCCCGAAACTTCTGTGCTGGCGCATTACAGGCTGGCGGGGACGTGCGGAACAGCGACAAAACCACACGATATGCAGGCAGCGATTGCCTGTAGCTCATGCCACGATTTAATCGACGGGCGGGTAAAAACCAGCGATTACACCAAAGAAGAATTACGCCTGATGCATGCAGAAGGTGTTTTTCGCACACAAGAAATCTGGAGAAAGGAAGGTTATTTATGATTTACCCAACAAATACAGGCAAAAGCGGGGAACACCTTCGTCTCACCACGCTGGAAAGTGTCTGGATTCAGGGAAAACTGCGCATGTGGGGGCGCTGGTCGTATATTGGCGGCGGTAAGACGGGAAATATGTTTAACCAGTTGCTGACCTCTAAAAAGCTGACAAAAACGGCAATTAACGAGGCGCTCCGGAGGATGAAAAAAGCAGGTCTGGACAAACCTGAACTTGAGGCTTTTTTACGGGATATGATCAACGGCAAGCAAAAAAGCTGGCTGGTGCATTGTACTGATGCAGAGGCGTTATGCATTGATCGTGTGATTAGTGAAGTGCTGGCAGAACACCCAGGATTGATTTGTATCCTCCGGCAACGATATGAAGGGAGGGGGATGACTAAGCGAAAAATGGCTGAATTGCTGAATGATTCACACCCTGAGTGGTGTTACGCCACGTGCCGTAATCGCATAGATGCGTGGTTGAAAATGGCAGAGTTTATGCTCTATCTGCCGATGCGTGATGCATTCTCTTCCGGGGATTCAAAAACCGTCTGTTGACTCAATCTGTTATTCGGGGCTATATTCCTCACGCGCCAGCAAAATCTGGCGTCGGGATTAGGAACCCCGGATAGAGACCGCGACAGACACACGCCGCGAGCGTGTTTTTTATTGTCGTATGCACGCGCACATCTGAATTATGGTGGGGCGTATGGGGGAGCTGAAAAGCTCGCCGGTTGGTTTCCCGGTAGTTCCTAACCCTGTACGTCTCACCACCCGATGATTAGGAACCTGACGGTGGTGATGGTTTAGAAACCACCAGAGGGCGTCATTATGACAACTCAAATTTCTGTTGAAACTCTCTCTCCGATCACCCATAACCAGATTCCTGTTATTACCACCGAACTTTTGGCGCAGTTGTACGGTGCTGAAGTTAAGAACATTCAAAATAACTACGCCAGAAATGCTGAGCGCTTTATTGAAGGAAAGCATTTTTTCAAAGTGGCTGGTGATGCCCTGAAAAATTTGCGGGTAGCTTTAAACTACTCACAAAATTTGCAACCATCTTTAAGAGGGTTACAAATTTCCCCGAAAGCCCGCTCCCTCATCCTCTGGACAGAACGCGGAGCAGCCCGCCATGCCAAAATGCTCGAAACTGATCAGGCGTGGGATGTGTTCGAAAAGCTGGAAGACTGCTATTTCAGACAAAAGGATCCGTCAGCGTCAGTTTCATGCCAGAAAAGTTACGACACGCGAGTTCTCTGTTATCAGCGAGGCGGTGTCACTGTTTCCACAATTCAGTTGCGGGATGATGATATTGTTATTTCCCTTGAGTCATGGCTGGAACTGGCGAGAGCCAATGGTTGGTTTGTTGTTCGCAGAGATAAACTGGTGGAAAGGCTGATGCAGCTTTAAAAAAGTTCTTGCAATTTTAGCCATAAACTGCTTCAATTCCGGTACGCTTCGCAAAGCTGTATCGCGAGGCGAACCAAGCGCATGAACTTTACCAGAACCCGCCATTGAGCGGGTTTTGTTGTTTCTGACGGATAGAAAAAATGAAATAGCTAAATAAAAAGAATGCATTGGATGCCATATATTGGCAACGTGACGACAGCGTTAATCTGGTCGGGCTCCCATGGCGACGTAGTGAGGGAGAGGAAGCGTAAAGCATCACTGAGTTACGGTTGGCACCCGGTTTAACGCGTAAGTGGCCTGATAAAGAGATAGTGCGCCGCGGCACTCACAGCGGCAACGATTAACTGACCTCGGCATTTGCCGGGGTTTTTTATTTAAGGCCGCAGACAGGCCCATTTAGTGCAACGCCTTTCCCCGTTTCCGCTCCTGGAATATTCGGGGATTTTTTATTCCCTCAATTTGCACCCGCGATATGTGCGAGGTGAGAGATGATGAAATGCCTCATAACCCAAATACCTGGCCGGACTGGCTGGAGTTGTTTCAGAGCTGGTGGCGTGGAGACACTCCGCTGGGCGCAGTGATTATGTCGATCGTTATGGCTGGTTTGCGCATCGCCTATTTTGGCGGTGGTGGGGGCTGGAAACGAAAAACTCTTGAGATTTTGCTTTGTGGCGCCCTGACGCTGACCTTTGCATCCGCGCTTGAGTATGTCGGATGGCCTAAATCACTTTCTGTTGCCATTGGTGGTGGGGTGGGGCTGATTGGTGTTGATGCTATTCGTGGTGCGGCAATGAGGGTCATCGGTAACAAGTTCGGTGCGCATAAGGAGTAATTAATGCAGACACTTAATTCCCAGCGTAAAGCTTTCCTTGATATGGTGGCATGGTCAGAAGGAACAGATAACGGACGGCAGAAAACCAGAAATCACGGTTATGATGTTATTGTCGGTGGCGAACTGTTCACTGATTACTCCGATCACCCCCGCAAACTTGTCACGCTAAATCCGAAACTCAAATCAACAGCCGCCGGACGTTACCAGCTTCTTTCACGCTGGTGGGATGCCTACCGCAAGCAACTTGGTCTGAAAGATTTTTCTCCAGAAAGCCAGGATGCTGTAGCGCTGCAGCAGATTAAAGAGCGTGGCGCTTTACCGATGATTGACCGCGGCGATATTCGTCAGGCAATCGACCGTTGCAGCAATATCTGGGCGTCGTTACCTGGTGCAGGTTACGGTCAGTATGAACATAGAATCGGTGACCTGATTTCCCGATTTAAAGAAGCTGGTGGGGTGGTAAATGAAGCTGAGATATAAGCTGGTTATTGTTGCCTTCTTTGTTACCGTCATCGGTTCTTTTATCTGGTCTGCCGGGCATTACTACAGCAAATATCAGCACGAAAAGGAGCGTGCTGATGAGGCTGTACGAAACGCTGAATCTGCAACAGCCATTACCAGTAACGTCCTGCAATCTCTGCAAATCATCAATACAGTTATAGAGGCTAACCAGCATGCAAAACAGCAGATCGCACTGGAGTCACAGAGAACCCAGGAAGATATCAAAGTGGCTGTTGCGGGTGATGATTGCGCTGTTCGTATCGTTCCTTCTGGCGCAGTTAAGCGGTTGCACGAATACGCGAACGGTATACGTGTCGGTGCCGGTCGTTCCGTTACCAGCCAGTCTGACGGATGAAACACCCCAGCCAGATTTACCCGACCCGTTTACGTGGGGAGCTAGCCTTAACCTGAATGTTGCGTTGTTGTCAGCGTTAGCACAGTGCAACAGGGATAAGGCTGATATCAGGACTTTTGAGAAAAACAGGGCAGCACAAACTAATGGCACGATTAAACGTTGAAGTTATCCCACCAGACAGCGAAACGATGAACGGGATTTTTGCAGAGATTGAACGTAAATATGCGCATCAGCCGATGACGCCAAAAGTTATCGATGAAATGCAACGCGAAGCGGCGCGCCTTGTACGGCGAGCGACAAACACGAAGGTTACGTTCGTTCGGGACTGACATTACAGAAGCTCCTTTGATAAGGGGCTTCGATAATGTCACTAAGAGGAAAAATTCATGGCAAAACCGGACTGGGAGGCCATCGAATCGGCATACCGGGCCGGAGTCCTTAGCCTCCGTGATATAGGCGAGAAATACGGCGTAACAGAAGGGGCTATCAGGAAGAGGGCTAAAAAGCTTGGTTGGGTACGCAGTGGCGGTACGCAGGTTTGCAAAAATGGTACGCAAAAAAGAAAAGTGCGTACCAGCAGAAAGCCTGCCATTACTGGCCTTACACAAAAAGGTACGCAACCAAAAACAGAACCTACACCGGATACGAAACCGATACGCGGAATGCGTACCGATCCCCCGACTAACCCATTCCAACCCGGTAACCAGCAGGCATTAAAACACGGTGGTTATGCCCGTCGCCTTCTGCTCAAAGATGAGGTGATAGAGGACGCTAAAGCGTTGACGCTCGAGGACGAATTATTTCGCCTTCGTGCTAACAACCTTGTCGCTGCAGAGAATATTGGTCGGTGGCTGGTGTCGCTGGAAGATGCTAGTGGGGACCAGGAAAGGAAGATGCTGATGGAAAATATCAGCGCCGCCGAGAAAGCAATGATGCGCAATACAGTTCGTATTGAGTCCATCGTTGGCACGCTTGCGACGGTAGGAAAAATATTTGCTGATACAGCCTACCGCAAGGCCGCCACTGATAAGGTGTCTCTGGAGGCTGATCGTCTTCGCCGTGATGCAGGTATTGATGATGGCAATGGAGAGCGTGACCTCAATGACTTCTACTCTGACATCCAAACCGACGCTTAATCCGGCTTTACGTAGTTTCTGGACTACGCGGGCACGTAACAAAGTGCTTTATGGTGGCCGGTCATCGTCAAAATCATGGGATGCCGCTGGCATTGCCATATTTCTGTCGAATAAATACACCCTGCGTTTTTGTTGTGCCCGTCAGATCCAGAATAAAATCGAAGAGTCGGTGTATACCCTGCTCAAAATTCAGATAGACAGGTTTGGCCTGCGGCACCGTTTCCGGATTCTGAACAACAAAATCATTAACCGGGTTACTGGCTCGGAATTTGTTTTTTATGGATTATGGCGCAACATCGAAGAAATTAAGTCACTGGAGGGGATCGATGTGTTGTGGCTGGAAGAAGCCCACGCACTGACGGAATACCAGTGGAAAATTCTGGAGCCAACGATCCGTAAAGAGGGTTCGGAATGCTGGTTCATATTCAACCCCGGACTTGTTACTGATTTCGTCTGGCGCAACTTCGTTGTTGATCCGCCCGAAGGCACTCTCATCCGCAAAATTAACTATGACGAAAATCCGTTTCTGTCTGACACCATGCTTAAGGTTATCGACGCGGCGCGACGCCGTGATCCGGATGGTTTTAAACATGTGTATGAGGGCGTTCCGGAGTCTGATGATGATGCGGCAATCATCAAACTGTCCTGGATAGAAGCCGCAGTGGATGCGCACAAAACGTTAAATTTCGAACCCAGTGGAAGAAAGCGTATTGGCTTTGACGTGGCTGACAGTGGTACAGATAAGTGCGCTAACGTTTACCGTCACGGATCCGTTGTTTTCTGGGCCGACGAATGGAAGGCCAAAGAAGATGAATTACTGAAGAGCTGCCAGCGTACTTATCAGGCGGCGCTGGAGCGTGAAGCAGATATTGTTTACGACTCTATCGGTGTTGGTGCGTCTGCCGGTGCTAAATTCTCTGAAATTAACGCTGACCGGAAGAGCGAGAATGCATACGCGAGACGTGTGAATTACCAGAGGTTTAACGCCGGTGCTGGTGTGCATGAGCCAGATGACGAATACAACGGCATCCCCAACAAAGACTTTTTCGCAAATCTTAAGGCTCAGGCATGGTGGCTGGTGGCTGACCGTTTCAGAAATACGTTTAACGCCATTAACAACGGAGAACAGTATCCTGTGGATGAGCTGATCAGCATAGATTCTCGTTGTCCGTTGCTTGAAAAGCTGAAACTGGAACTGACAACACCTCATCGCGATTTTGACCGTAACGGACGTGTGATGGTCGAAAGTAAAAAAGACCTCGCAAAACGCGAGATACCGTCACCAAACGTTGCTGACGCATTCATTATGGCCTTCGCGCCAATTGATACATCGCTGGATATCTGGGAACAGCTGGGGAGACAGGCCTGATGGCACGAAACAAACAAGCCCTGCGGCGAACTGCGCAGGCCACAGCTGATGGTTATGAGAATTTTATTGCCCGCGTAGGGATGCAGACACCTAACCAGCACTCAGCATCCACCTACCGGGCTAATTTCACCAGTCGTAACCGCATGCTGGTGGAATGGTCCTATCGTTCGTCCTGGATCATCGGCGAAGCAGTCGATGCTATCCCGGATGATATGACCCGCAAAGGCATTCGCATCACTTCGGAAATTGATGCAAAAGATCGCGGCATTCTCGAATCACAACTGGATGAGTTGCAAATCTGGGATGCACTGAACGACGTGCTGAAATGGTCGCGCCTCTATGGCGGCGCAGTGGGTTTCATCATGATTGAGGGGCAGGCACCAATGACCCCTCTGCGACCCGAAACCATCGGTAAAGGCAAGTTTAAGGGGATTCTCCCGCTCGACCGCTGGATGATTGCCCCGGTACTGACCCGCCGCATTAAAGATATGGGGCCGGACCTGGGTAAACCTGAGTTTTACGATGTGGTGACCACAGCAACGGGAATTCCTGCCTGGCGCATTCATCACAGTCGCCTGATTCGCTTTGATGGCGTCACGCTGCCATTTCAGCAGAAGATGACTGAGAACGAATGGGGAATGTCGGTTGTAGAGCGTATCTGGGATCGTCTTACCGCGTTCGACAGCGCTACTGTCGGTGCGGCGCAGCTGGTCTACAAGGCGCATCTGCGTACCTACAGCGTGGAGAAGCTACGTGAGCTTATCGCACTTGGTGGTCCTGCGTATGAAGCGTTGCTGAAGAATATCGACCTGATTCGACAGTTCCAGAGTAATGAAGGCATGACGCTCATGGACTCGCGGGATAAGTTTGAAACCCATCAGTACAGTTTCAGTGGTCTGGATGACATCCTTTCGCAGTTTGCAGAACAGATTAGTGGCGCTGTTGGTATTCCACTGGTGCGGCTGTTTGGACAGTCCCCGAAAGGATTTTCTACCGGTGATGCAGACCTTGCCAACTATTACGACCGGGTAAGCTCGCTGCAGGAGAGGCGTTTACGTCTTCCGGTGCGGCGGATACTGGACATCATGCATCGCTCGGAACTTGGCAAGCCGCTGCCGGACGATTTCACGTTTGAGTTTAACCCGCTCTGGCAAATGTCTGATGTCGATCGCTCAACGGTGGCGTTAAACACCACCAACGCAATCAGTACGGCGCTGGGTGATGGTCTGATGACACTGAAAGCCGCTATGACTGATTTGCGCGAAAATTCTGACGTAACCGGCATCGGGGCATCCATTACCGACGAGGACATCGAGAATGCCGAAGATGAAGCGCCGCCCGGCATCGGCGAACCTGATGACGAACCGCAGGAGCCGTCAGGCGGAAATCCGCTATCGAACCAGCCTACGCAGGATAGCGCGGGCGGTCGGAGACATCGTAAATGGTCGCTACGATGGTTCAAATGACAGTATCACGGAAATTATTGAGGCGCTGGAACGCTACAGTAAAATCATCACCCCCTGGGCGACAAAGGTCGCGGAAAACTTTACTGCGGACCTAACCCGGCAGAACGAGAAAGTTTGGAGGCAACACAGCAAGAACATCAGTCGCGAGCTCCGCAATCTTGTGGAAAGCGCTCCTGTGGGCCAGGTGATGCAATCCATCATCGCCGAACAGGTCAAGTACATCAAATCGCTCCCCCTCGAGGCGGCTGACAGGGTGTACGACATCCAGAATCGGGCGATAGAAGCTGTTGTGACCGGTGGGAGAGCAGAATATTTTGCTAAAGAAATAGCCGCATCGGGTGATATAGCAAAGTCCAGAGCTGACCTGATTGCCCGTACTGAACTTGGACGTGCAACCGGCGCACTGGATCAGGCGCGTGCGCTGTCAATTGGTTCGAATGGTTATATCTGGCGTACAGCCGAAGATGGTGACGTCAGGCATTCTCATCAGGAAATGGAAGGTAAATTTGTCGAATGGGGCAAACCTCCAACGCTTGATGGCATGACCGGTCACGCTGGCGAGCTCCCGAATTGTCGCTGTTATAAAGAAATCGTTTTTCCCACCTCCCATTCTTATCCCGCCTGAATCGCAGGTAACACATGAAATATTTTTTCAATACCCGGCTGGGGGAAACCCGCTATCAGCTGGCTGACGGCTCGTTGCTGTGCAAAGACGTGCCGATAGGACGAACAGGTAAGCAGCTCTATGGTGCTGATGACCTGCCAAAACTGAAACCCGATAAGTTCGGTGAAATAGTCGTCACGCGTTCTCCTGAGCAGGTATTCCATCCCGCCACGCTTGCCTCATTCGAAGGAATGAGTATCACGGTGTTGCATCCCGAGGATGAAAACGGGGATGTGCGGCTGGTGAATCCAGAGAACTGGAAAGAGCTCGCGGTCGGGCATCTTCAGAATGTCCGGCGCGGGACGGGTATGCAGTCTGATTTGATGCTGGCTGACCTTATCGTCAAAGACGAAAACGCCATTCAGCTGATCGAAGATGGCCTGCGCGAAGTGTCGTGTGGCTATGACGCGGAATATAAGCAGACTGAGCCGGGTAAGGCTGAGCAGGTTGATATTACCGGAAACCATGTGGCTCTTGTCCCTAAAGGCAGAGCCGGAAATCGTTGTGCAATTGGAGACAGAGACACAATGGCAAATCAAAAGAAAAGCTGGTGGACCCGCATGCGCACGGCCATCAAAACGGGTGACGCTGACACCATGAACGAACTGGTGGAGTCGGCTCCCGCATCGGTTACAGGAGATGAGGGGGATTTGCCGCAGGGCGTTAATCTCAACATCAACCTGTCCCCGCAGCAACCGCTACCGGACAAAGCACCAGAGATGGGCGGAGGTCCAACGGGCGACAGTGATGATGACCTCAAAACATTACTGAAAGCCCTGCTGGCTAAGCTGGAAGGAAATGCGACGGGCGATAACGACAATAAGCCTGACGATAATCCGACCGGTGACGGCGAGGACGATGAAGAGGAAACCACGATTACTGGTGACTCAGCCTGGCGTGCCGAAGTTATCGTTCCGGGTATTGATCTGAGCCGTAAGATGAAACCGACCGCGTTCAAACGTGAGGTTCTGGCTTCTGCTGACAAAACGCTGGTTCGCCAGATAGTCGGTGATGCGGATATCCGCAAATTGCCGAAACAATCGGTCGACATGGCGTTTAATGCCGTGTCTGAGATTGCCAAAGGGCGAAACACCCGCGCCACCACCGGCGATGCACAGCGCCTAAACATGGGCATGACCAGTATCGCTTCCCTGAACAAACAAAACGCTGAATTCTGGGCAAACCGTAAAGGGTAAAAAATGAATAATGTATTTCTGTACCGGATGCCTGTTGGCATTGCCGGGGCTATCTCTCGCCCGCAGGACTTAACCGTCGAACCGGTGGTCCTTAAATCCGATAACGCCTTCGCTGCCTATGGCCTGGCTGGTAAATACGATGATGACGGTTTTTTCGTGCCGCTGGCAGATGGTGATACCGCAGACAAGGTGAAGGGGATCTACGTGCGCCCTTATCCGACCACGTCGCAGCCGGACATGGTTCGCCAGGTGGGAACAGGCAAGAACTTCCCGGGCGACGCCATGAAGCGTGGCTACGTGACTGTTAATCTCGGTTCTGATTTTGATGCCAGCACCATCAAAAAAGGCGACCCGGTATACGTTGTCGTCTCCACTGATGAATCCATCAAAGTGCCGCTGGGTGGATTCATGTCCACGTCAGTCAGTGGCAAAAATGTGGTGCTGACCAACGCTGAATTCACAGGTGCCGGTGATGCTGACGGCAATGCAGAAATTTCCTGGAAGATTTAAGGAACAGACGAATGATTACTTTTGATCAGGCAACCGTTGACAGCTCTGGTGCCTTTCTCATCGGGGAGCTGGAGCGACTCGACCAGACGCTGAACCTGCCACTGGTGGGGTACACCTGGACCCGCGATATTCAGTTGCGTGAAGATGTCTCTATCGCAGATGACATTTCCAGCTGGACGAATACCAGCTTCGCCGCTGCGGGTACTGGTGCAAATCCGAATGGCAAAAACTGGGTAGGCAAAGACTCAACCGCTATTGCTGGCGTGAACGTGGATATCGGCAAATCCGGTAACCCGCTGAACCTGTGGGGGATGGAACTTGGCTGGACGGTCATAGAATTGCAGGCTGCTCAGCAGGTCGGACGCCCGATCGATACGCAGAAGTATGACGGGATGCAACTGAAATGGCAGATGGATAACGATGAACAGGTGTATGTTGGCGATTCCGCATTAAACCTGAAAGGTCTTGTTACCCTGGACGGTGTGCCTGTCAACAACGCTGCCAAAACGTGGGCAACCTCAACACCGGACGAAATCCGCGCAAGCATTAACCAGGTGCTGTCTGATGCGTGGGCCGCTTCCGGTTACTCTGTGGTTCCGCGTGATTTGCTGATCCCGCCTGAGCAGTTTGCTCTGTTGTCCAGCATCATCGTTTCATCTGCGGGTAACCAGTCCCTGTTGACGTACCTTCAGACCAACACCATCAGCTATCACCAGAACGGTGTTCCGCTGAATATCCGCGCGGTTAAATGGCTGAAAGGCCGTGGTGTGGGGAATAAGGATCGCATGGTTGCGTACACCAACGATAAAAAATACGTCCGCTACCCGCTGGTTCCGCTTCAGAGCGTGCCGGTGCAGTATCGCGGTCTGTATCAGATCGTCACTTACTACGGCAAGCTGGGTGCAGTCGAGCCAGTGTACAAAGAAACCATTTCGTACGTTGATGGCATTTAACAGCCATATGGCCCCCTGGCGGGGCCATTAAGGATGACCCGATGGCAAAAAATAATGCAGTAATACACGTACATACCCCGTTTGTGCTCACGCTTCCCGACGGTTCACGGCGCGAGTTTGTTAAAGGCCGTCATGCTGTGGAGGAAGACGTTGCCACGCACTGGTTCACTCGTGCGCACGCGGAAGTATCCGTTGGCAAAGCCACAGACGCGCGTAACGAGGTAAAAAATGCCAAAGAATCAAAGTCTGCCAGCGGTAAGTGATTTTCGCCGCGACTTCCCGCAGTTTGCTGACCCTGCCAAATATCCCGAAGCGCAAATCCAGTTTCGTCTGAATCTGGCAGATGAACTGCTGAGCGAAAACGTCACCGGCAAAAAGTTGTTTCCGTACTTTGCCGGATTGTTCGTTGCGCACTACATGACGCTCTGGGCGGCTGACAGCAGGGCGATGCTGGCTGGTGGCCCTGGCGGCTCAACCAATGGTGTTCAGTCCTCAAAGTCCGTTGACAAGGTAAGTGTCAGTTATGACATCAGCACGACGCTGAATCCTGATGCAGGCTTCTGGAATAACACCCGATATGGCGCTGAATTTTATCAGTTGATCACGATGTTCGGTGCAGGCGGTCGCCAGCTATGAGTTTCAAAAGCGGTGTAACAACGAGGGTGGATAACGCTAAGGCCATTCTGGATGCGCTCAGGTCGTTAACCAAAAAAGATGTGCTGGTCGGCATCCCTTCGGAAGACAGCGGGCGTGATGATGTTCCGTTTGGTAATGCGGGCATCGGTTACCTCAACGAATACGGCTCACCAGAGCAGAACATCCCGCCACGACCTCACCTGGTCCCCGGCGTTAAATCGGCAGAAGAGCAGACGGTGCCGCAGCTCAAAGCCGCGGCGCAGGCTGCACTTGATGGTAATGCTGCGGGAGCAGAACGCGCACTCAACCGTGCCGGAACGCTGGCCGCTAATGGCGTCAGGCGTTACATGACCATTACCGGCTTTACGCCGCTTGCTGACAGCACTGTTGAAGCCCGGGCTCGTCGGGGGCGCAAGGGGGCAACACTGGAACTTGCCCGGCGCGCTGCTGGCGAATCTCCCGGAACCGATCTGGCGAAACCATTAATTGACACCGGGCAATATCGCAGAGCTATTACCCATGTTGTGAGGGATAAAGATGCCGACTCTTGATGTAACAGATGTGCTTTTTGACCCCGATTTTTGCGACTTCAATTTGTGGGTAACACGCCGTGTACAAACGGTGGATGAGGACGGGATCGGCAGCGACAGCGAAGTTAAAAAGCAGTTTGCCGGAGTCGTTACTGTTGATCGCTCTCTGGAAAACCGTCGTATGCAGGCCGGGCAGGTAATCAGTGGTGCAATTCTGATTGTGACGACTGAGCGACTGACGCAGGGACAGACTGGCCGTGATGCCGATATCGTGACGTATCAGGGCCGTGATTATCGTGTGACCTTCGTCGACCCGTATACAGCTTATGGGGCCGGATTCGTTCAGGCGCATTGTGAGTTGATGCCGTTTGATGGGGGAACTCCGGTTGAGCAATAACACCAGTACAGAGCGCGGATGGTTAATACCAACCAGTGGCGATCCGGATTATGACGAAGCGCTCGACAGGCTGTTAAGCCAGTGGATGCGTAACGTTTCCGGCCTGTCTGCCGGGATGGTTCGCCCGCGCTGGCAGAAAGAGCAGCCGCCACTGCTACCGGCTGAAACGAACTGGTGTGCGTTTGGGGTTATCGGATGGTCAGGTGATGACAGTCCGGCATTCACCAGACAGACCGATGATGGCTCTCAGCTCTGGCGGCATGAAACGATTGAGTGTATGGCTTCGTTTTATGGACCGGCGGGGGTGGGGTATGCGTCCCGGTTTCGTGACGGTATATCTGTGCCGCAGAACAATGCAGCACTGAATGCGCTGGGGCTGTCTCTTGGCGATTACACAGGTCTGACTCCCTTCCCTGAACTTATTAATCAGCAATGGGTCCGCCGCTACGATATGACGGTGCGCCTGCGCCGGAAGGTTGTGCGCGAGTACGGTATTAAATCGCTGGTGGAAGCACCAGTCATCTTTTTCGGAGATTAAGCTATGGCACAGGGTTTGCCTGTATCAAACGTTGTTAATGTTGATGTGATCATGTCGCCGCGTGCAGCATCAGGGCGAAATTTTGGTGCATTACTCATTCTCGGCCCGTCCACAATCATTCCGGTAAGTGAGCGCATTCGTCGTTATTCTGCCGCGGAAGATATTGGAAAAGATTTTGGCGTGGAATCACCAGAATATAAGGCTGCGCAGGTGTTTTTCTCACAATCACCGAAACCTCAGGAGGTTTTTGTTGGTCGTTGGGTGAAAACGAAGGGAGACAGCGAACAGGCCACGCCTGAGACGCTGGAGCAGGCTGTGAATGCCATGCTCGATTATACTTCATGGTATGGGCTGGGGATTGCAGGCGATGAAGATATTCCGGATGCAGACTGGCTGAAAGTGGCTGCGGCGATCGAATCCTCTTCTGTAAGCCGTATTCTGGCGATTACGACAAGCGATGAGAAATGCCTGCAGACTGCATCCAGCGATGATTTGGCATCAAAACTGAAAACCGCCGGATATTCACGCAGTTTTATTCAGTATTCATCGGGTAATAAATACGCTGCGTTATCTGCATTTGGCCGGGCATTCACGGTTAATTTCAATGGCAGTAATACCGCGATTACGCTCAAGTTTAAGCAGGAGCCGGGTGTCGGGTATGAAACACTGACAGTCAGCCAGGCATCGGCACTTGATGCAAAAAACTGCAATGTGTTCGTGTACTACCAGAATGATACAGCTATCCTCCAGCAGGGAGTGATGGCTAACGGCGATTTCTTTGATGAACGCCACGGCCTGGACTGGTTACAGAATTATGTGCAGACCAACCTCTATAACCTGCTTTATACCAGCACCACGAAAGTTCCCCAGACTGAAGCCGGTATTACCCGACTGTTATCAAATGTTGAAAAATCACTGGATCAGGCCGTTCAGAATGGACTGATTGCTCCGGGCGTATGGAACGGGGGCGACCTTGGTCAGTTGTCATCAGGTGACACACTGCCCAAAGGTTATTACGTATACGCCCAGCCGCTGGATGAACAGGCACAATCAGAACGTGAAGCCCGTAAGGCTCCGGTGATTCAGGCTGCAATAAAACTTGCAGGCGCGGTTCATTACGCTGACGTACAGATTAACGTTGTTCGCTAAGGGGAAGTGAATGTCTACCTATTCTTTTATGGATGTCACTGCGACGCTGACCGGCCCGACCGGTTCGATTGACCTCGGGTACGGTTCTGCAAGTTCTGAAGAGGGGATTGTGGTTGCGATGGGCGGTCCTAAAAACACCATGACCATCGGTGCTGATGGTGAAGTGATGCACAGCCTCCATGCAGATAAAAGCGGGACGATTACCGTTAACCTTCTGAAGACATCACCGACAAATAAAAAATTGTCGCTGGCGTATAACGCACAGAGCCAGTCTTCTGCCACATGGGGGAATAACGTTATCGTGATCCGCAACAAGGTCAGCGGCGACATCATCACGGCACGCAGTGTTGCGTTCCAGAAACAACCGGATAACGCCAACGCTAAAACCGGTAATACGATGCCGTGGGTGTTTGACTGCGGCAAGATTGACCAGGTTCTCGGGGAGTTTTAATGCATGGAATTCGAAATTAAAGGCGTGAAATATCGCGTGGCAAAACTCAGCGTTTTTGACCAGCTGAAAGTGACCCGCAAACTTCTGCCGGTACTGGCGGGAATGATGTCAGATTTCGGGAGCATTCGCTCCCGTTTGCCTGCTGACGGCAAAATCGACACCGTGAAATTCGAGCAGTTAAAACCGGTGTTTGAAACCATGCTCCCGCGTATCGCTGAGGAACTGTCTTCCCTGACCGAAGATGACACCGATGCGATTATTCATCCCTGTCTTGCGGTGGTGTCGCGGCGTCATATGGATGGATGGGTGCCGGTATTTACCCAGGGCGAACTGATGTTTGATGATATTGACTTGCTGGTCATGCTTCATCTGGTGGCGCGGGTGGTCGCCGATTCGCTGGGAAATTTTTTGCCTACACCCCTTACCAGCACGACACAGAGCCTGCAACAGGGCTGACGTTTAACAGCCTGCCGGACGGGCTGTCCTACCTTCTCAATCCGGTTGACGCCGGGTTAATTCCCTATACAGCACTTAAAGATGGCTCTGTCGATTTGTATGACATTGCTCTCTTGAATGACCATCTGGCGGTAAAAGCGGATAACCAGCGGCGCATTGAGAAATGGAGAGAGGATAATGAACGCTGAAACTATTAAAGATTTCCTCGTCTCGCTTGGCTTCAGTGTGGATGATGCAGGAGCGAAAAAGTTCGGTTCTGTCCTCGCCGGTACAACTGCAAATGTCATCAAAATGGGGCTGGCTGTTGAAGGAGCTGCGCTGTCCGTGGTGGCCTTCACGGCTAAGATCGCCTCCGGCCTGGATAATCTTTACTGGGCGTCACAGCGCACCGGCGCGACGGTCCAGGGAATTCAGTCTATTGGCTATGCGGTTTCGCAGGTTGGCGGCAGTGTGGACGCTGCGCGATCTTCTCTGGAAAGCCTCTCCCGGTTTATTCGTAACAATCCCGGAGCAGAAGGCTTTCTGAATCGCCTGGGCGTACAGACCCGTGATGCCCGCGGTAACATGCGTGACATGGCTGCTATCTTTACGGGCGTTGGGCAGAAACTCAGCAGCATGCCGTATTACCGGGCTAACCAGTATGCGCAGATGCTGGGCATTGACGAAAATACCCTGATGGCTATGCGTCGCGGAGTGGGGCAGTTCAGCGCTCAGTATTCAGAAATGGTGAAAGCGATCGGATTTAATGCCGATCAGGCTGCCTTATCGTCAAACCGGTTTATGACCTCGCTGAAATCGCTCGGTGAAATGGCCGGGATGGCGCGGGACAAAATCGGATCGAATCTTGCGGACGGACTGGCGGGGGAGATTGATAACCTGCGCAAAAAGATAATTGAAAATTTTCCCAAAATTGAAGTCACCATCACAAAGGTCATAAAGGGGATCCTCTGGCTGGGTGAGATAGTCGGGCGGGTAGCATTTCGGATAGTCGATGGTGTCGGAGATATCATCGAGTGGTGGGGGAAACTGGATGCCGAAACGAAAACCCTGATAGAGGTTATCGGCGGTCTGGTTGTCGCCATGCGGATACTTAACTCTACTTTCTGGATGTCACCTATAGGGCTGATTACCGGTCTGATCGTGGCTCTCGGTCTCTTGTGGGAAGACTACAAAACATGGAAAGAAGGCGGTAACAGTCTTATCGACTGGGAAAAATGGCAACCGGCAATAGATAAAGCGAAGGATGCGATCACCTGGCTTCGTGATCACCTTCTGGAACTAAAAGATGGTGTTGGCGGCTGGCAAAATGCACTGGAAATCCTCGGTACATTCATCGCGGGTGTCTGGGTATCCAGGGTTCTGGGGGCTTTCGGGAAAATATCTGGTTTGCCGGTACCGCCATGGTTAAAAGGCTGGATGGCTTATGCTGCTTATTTGTACTCCGATCGCGAAAATATTGGTGCCAGTGCGAAGTCATCCTGGGATTACACGAAACAAAATATTGGAGATTCATTGCGCTGGCTTGGCATTGATACCGATTTTGGTCGTAATCCTCATACCGTAAAAGGCGCAAATATTCAGTCAGATATTCCAGGTGCTGAGCCGGAACAACATGCACAGGCTACGAAGCGAGGAGAACGGAATAACAATCCGGGAAACCTTAATTTTGCTGGTCAGGCGGGGGCTTCTCTTGAACGACCGGGCGGGCGATTTGCCAGATTTGAAACCGCTTTTGATGGATTACGGGCTCTTGCTCGTCAGTTAATGCTGTACGCCGGACGGGGAATAAACAGTGTGGAGAAAATTATCTCTACCTGGGCACCTGCGTCTGATAATAACAACACAACCGCGTATATCAGGGCTGTATCGCAACGACTGGGAGTGGATCCCCGGGCTGCCCTGAATATGAGCGATCCGCAAACCATGTCAGCATTGATGAGCAGCATTATCCAGCATGAGAATGGAAGAAATATCTATTCTCGAGAGCTGATTAATAAGGCTGCCGTGGCGGGAATTAGTGGCAAAGTGACAGAGGTTAACCAGCAAAATACCTACCATATTTACGGTGGCGGAGATCCGCACGCTGTCGGTAATGAGGTTGCACGTCGGCAACAGTCTGCAAATGCTCAGGTCATGCGAAGTAATCAGGTGAGGGTGGGTTAGTGGATATTCTCTCTACACTTTTTCATCAGCAGAGCAGAAAAATAGGAATGATTGTTCCCAGTGTTGTTATTTCAGAGAAGCATACAGATATGCTTGAAATAACAGAGCATCCGGTAGAGGTCGGGGCCGCTGTCGCTGATCATGCCTATAAAAAACCGTCAGAAGTGGTGATGGAGGTTGGTTTCGCCGGTGGCGGCGCATTGCTGGATTTTGCCAGTAACCTGACGGCTACCAGCCTGCTCGGCCTGAGTCCTCAGCAGACGTATCAGGAGCTACTGGATCTGCAGGAAAGCCGTATCCCCTTCGATGTGGTAACCGGTAAACGGCTGTACAGCAACATGTTGATCCGGGCGCTGGAAGTGACGACGGACAAGACAACCGAAAACGTCCTGTCCGCCGTCCTCACCCTGAGGGAGGTCATTATCTCCCGGACACAGCAGATTACCGTCGCGGATAAAACCAACATGAAGGAAGGGGCCAGCACGTCGGCGGTACAGAACAGCGGCAACAAAACCACAAAACCTCCAGATACTTCACTGCTGAAAAGCATCACGGGTAACGTGGCGTCATTACTGGGGGGCGGCTAATGACAATTCAGGAAATTCCGCTGACAGCGGACAACCAGCAGTTCAGCATCGTCCTGGGTGGTGTCACCTGGCGGATTAGCATCATATGGCGCGATCTATACTGGATTATGGACCTGCAGAACGACAGAGGGGAGCCGGTAATCTCCGGTATTCCTCTCGTCACTGGTGCTGACCTGCTGGCGCAGTACGCCTGTATGGGGCTTGGTTTTAAGCTGGTGGTGGTCTGTGATGACAACACACAGGATTACCCCACAAAAACTGACCTGGGCGGTCGCAGCCATTTACTGGTATCAACGGAGTAAGCATGTCACAGAACTGGATGAGACATTTCGAGCTGCAGCTTGTGGACGGGAACGGTCAGGGAATTGAGCTAAGTGATTTTAAAGTCACCTTTACGATCGACTGGTTCAACATCAGCAGCGCGTCCCGGGTAGGGACTATCAAAATTTATAACCTCTCGGCAGATACTGTGAACCGAATCACCGGGCAGGAGTTTTCGAAAGTGCGTCTGATTGCCGGTTACGACGGTATCGCGCCGGAGGTGTCGGCAAGCGACGTCGGGACCGTGCGGGAAGTTGACGCGGCGGACGTGGGTCAGAGTGATGGCCGCAACTACGGACTGATTTTCAGCGGTGAAATTCGCTACTCGGTCACAGGAAAAGACAGTCCGGTTGATTCCTACGTCCTGATTCAGGCAGCAGATACTGATCTGGCTTTTGCCACCAGTATAACCTCACAGACGCTGGCTGCCGGTTACACGGTCGCTGATGTAAACCGTGCGCTGATGAAAGACTTCGAAGCCAAAGGCGCGACCGAAGGCCTGACGCCTGAAATGCCTGCTACTGTATTCCCCCGGGGGCGGGTACTCTTTGGCATGACGCGGCATCTAATGGATAACGTAGCCGGGCAATGTGGCGCAACATGGCAATTCGTGGACGGTCAGCGCCAGATGGTGGCGAATAACGAATATGTTCATGAAGCGATTGTGCTCAACAGCGCTACCGGGCTTATTGGCATGCCGCAGCAGACTATCGGTAACGGCGTAAACGTCCGCGCGCTTATTAATCCGAACATCCGGGTTAACGGGCTAATTCAACTGGATCAGGCTTCTATCTATAAAACAGCTTTACCGAATGACGATATTGCTAAAGCAGCGGGACGTTACTTTGACGAAACAATAGATGGCAACTCTAACGTTACCCTGCCCGTGTCCAAACAAATGACGGCCAGCATCGCAACTGATGGCGTTTATATTGTGCGCGGGATTATGTACACTGGCGACACAAGGGGCCAGGCCTGGTACATGGATATGATGTGCGAAGCGCGCGGTGCGCAGGATATGCCATCCAGCACTGCTTTGCAGAGAGGATTATAGAAATGAAACGATGGATATTTTCATTGCTGGCGTTAGTGTCTGTTGGTGTAAGTGCAAACACCATAACGATGCAATGCGGCAACTTTCGTATGGATGCGATCCCTGACTCATTATTTAAAATCAATGGCGAAACAGTAACGTCCCAAAAAGTAAAAATGTTGGGTAAAGACGGTACAGGCATGCAGATCAAAATGGGGCTGATGCCTGCCAAAGATGGCCACAATTATGGGTTCGAGTATATCCATCGACCGGGCACCGAAACGCGTTTCCTGAACGTTCAGCTTCTGCAGAACAGCATGGACGCGCCTAGAATCATCGGGTCTTTCCCATGCAAAAAAGTTAATTAACAGGGGGGATTAATGAAGCGCTTAGCTCTCTTATCTCTTGTTTTTATGTCGTATAGCGTGCTTGCAGCGCCTGTTTTGCGCTTTAAGTGCGGTGACGATAAATTTGTAATGTATGTGAATGCCTCAATGAGTAAACAGGCAGTCATAATGAACGATCAGCTAACAGAAAATTCAGCCACTGACCAGTATCCGTACGGTGACTTGGGGGATTCGGTGGTCATCACATTTGATGTATGGGGGGCGAATGGTGGGATGCATAACCACTACACAACTGTTTTCCCTAACGATTCAAAAACTATTAAACAAATAGTTCAGATTTTAGACGCAGATGATCGCCCCCGTGGTGATGCCATCTATAAGACCTGCACGAAAATGTAGGAACCTTATCGCAGACACCATTTAACCCGCCACCCGGCGGGGTTTTTTCTTTCTGGAGCCTACTAAATGGCAGTATCTGACCAGACCCGCAGCGGCGACCTTGCCGAAACATTCAAATCTGAACGGGAAACAACAAAGAACCAGATCCGTGTCGCCTTGCCTGGCATTATTCAGTCATTCGATCCAGATGCGGTGACGGCAGTTGTGCAGCCTGCTATCCGTTCGGTTGAAAAGGATAATGACGGCAACCGCATTACCCAAAATTACCCATTGCTGGTGGATGTGCCAGTGGTATTCCCGCGCGGCGGAGGATGCACGCTAACGTTCCCAGTTAAAGCCGGTGATGAATGTTTGGTGATTTTTGCCGATCGTTGTATTGATTTCTGGTGGCAGAGTGGCGGGGTACAGGAGCCGGTCGATGACAGAATGCATGATTTATCGGATGCTTTTTGTATTGTCGGTCCCCAGTCGCAGGCAAGGAAGATTAGCGGTATTAATACCAGTGCCACACAGTTGCGTAGTGACGACGGCAGCACCTATTTTGAGCTTAATCCTGATACCCGGAAAATTAAAATTGTCGCCCCGGGTGGTCTTGATGTGGTTGCCCCTCTGGCTGATTTTTCTGAGAAAGTAACCATTCATGGCCTGTTAACCTGGATGGGGGGCATGGTGGGATCTGTTGTTTCTGGTGTGGCTTCAAAAATCACTGGTGCTGTTGAGTTTTTGGGTAGCGTGAAGGCTAACGGCAAGCCAATCGATGATACGCACACTCATGGTGGTGTTCAGCGTGGTGGAAGCAATACCGACGGAGTAAACTGATGCGATACAGACGTGAAGACGCCGATGGAGATTACACCTTTGGCAGCGGTGATGACACCTGGCTGATTAACTCACCGGAGGCCGTGGCGCAGGCGGTAAAAACGCGATTCGAATTGTGGTATGGGCAATGGTTTCTCGACACCACCGAAGGGACTCCGTGGATCCAGTCTGTGCTCGGTAAGCAGAAGCCGGAAACCTACAACCTGGCGATCCGTAAGCGCATCCTCGAAACGCGGGGCGTTAAATCAATCCTCTCTTTCAATACGACGGTGGATACCACGACCCGACGTGTCATGTTTTCCGCTGAAATCGACACTCTTTATGGAATAACGACTGTTACATCGGAGGCGTAATGGCTCTGAACCTTGATTCTCTCGGTTTATCTGCAAAGGTAACCGCGGAGGGGATCAGTGCGCCTGATTATCAGACGATACTCAGCACCCTGATTAGCTATTTTCAGCAGATTTATGGCAGTGATGCCTACCTCGAACCGGACAGCAAAGACGGCCAGATGGTGGCTCTGATGGCGCTGGCGATTCATGATGCCAATAATACGGCGATAACTGTCTACAACTGTTTTTCACCGGCAACCGGCTATGGGGCTGCACTGACCAGTAACGTGAAAATAAATGGTATTTCACGTAAAGGCGCGACGAATTCTACGGTTGATTTGCTTCTTACAGGAACTGCCGGAACAACCATCATTAATGGCAGCGTGAAAGACAGTAATAATGTGATATGGCGTTTGCCTGCTTCAGTGGTGGTCGGCGTGGATGGTACAGTGATGGTGACTGCAACATGTTCCGTCAGTGGTGCAGTGGCGGCGCTGGCTGGAACTATCACTGAAATAAATACGCCAACCCGTGGCTGGGTTTCGGTAACTAATCCTGCTGCGGCTACCGTGGGCACTCCGGCAGAAACTGACGCGGAGTTACGTATCCGCCAGTCGCAAAGTGTTGCGTTGCCATCAATAACCCCATTTGAAGCACTGGATGGTGCTTTTTCTAATGTTCCCGGTGTAACCCGCCACAAACTCTATGAAAACGATACTGGTTCGGAGGACGGTAACGGGTTACCGCCACACTCTGTTGCTGTAATTGTGGATGGCGGTGATGTGACGGATATTGCTCAGGCTATCAGAGGGAATAAAGGCCAGGGGACAGCCACTCACGGTACAACATCCGTTACGGTTCCGGATAAATACGGCAATCCCCATGTAATCAAATTCTCGCGTTCCAGTGATGTGCCTGTTTATGCCCGGATTAAATTAAAAGTTTTTACGGGTTATACCTCACAGATAGGGCAGCAGATCCAGCAGGCTATTTCCGACTATATCAATAGTCTGACGATTGGTGATTCGGTCCTTTTAAGTCGCATTTACTCACCGGCGAATCTTGGCGTGGTGAGTGGCGGGAATGCTCGCTATTACGATATTCAGGAACTGACGATTGGGAAATCCCCGGGGGCTTTGTCGTCATCAAACATTGATATCAGATATAACGAATCTGCGTCCTGTACCCCGGAAAATATCGTTATAACGGTGGAGTCATGAGCAAATACACCGAACTAATCACGAACTACCACGCCACCAAACCTAAATTTCTTGCGCATGTTGATCTGATGACCCGGCCGCTTATTGATGTTGCGGCTGCCACCAGAGGGCTGATTACTGCATTTGATATTGACTCTGCGGTTGGTGTGCAACTTGACATTCTGGGATTGTGGATCGGACGTAGCCGTGTTGTCAGCCAGTCTATCTCAGGTGTCTATTTCAGCTGGGATACCGACGGGCTTGGATATGATCAGGGGGTATGGCAGGGGCCATATGATCCTGATTCCGGATACATGTACCTCAGCGATGAAACTTATCGTGTCATCCTTAAAGCGAAGATTGCGATTAATAACTGGGACGGACGGAATGATTCGCTTCCGGCAATTCTTGACACGGCGACAGCAGGATCCGGGCTGCGAATGCAGATTGTCGATAACCAGGACATGACGATATCGGTCTGGGTCTTTCCTGATACTGATATTTCAGATGTATCGCGTGAGTTAATTGCTGTAATTAAACAGGGATATCTCACAGTAAAAGCCGCCGGGGTGTGGGCGGGTGGCATAGAAACACCTTCGGTGGAAACCCCATCGGAAGGTTCAAAATTTTTTGGTTTTGATATGGATAACGAATTTATCAGTGGTTTTGATGTAGGGGCATGGGGAGTATTACTCTGATGGCAAAAAATGACTTTAAAGCATTCGCAACGGGTAAAAATGCCAATGTTATGTCGCAGGAGGAATGGGAAGCGTTGCCTGCGCTTTTATCCGGATTTACAGCAGGTAAAGCATCCAGTGCGCAAGTCAATAAGGTTATTCGGCAGGCCAGCTTTATTGCTGCAGCTCTGGCCCAGTTTGTAAGTGATAAAACGCAACGGGATGTGCTTGATAATGGTGATCTGCCCGGTTTTGTTGAATTGCTGGGATCGGGGTTTGCTGTTGAATACCTGAGCCGCAAGAATCCGTTTGGCGATATCAAATCGGATGGCACGGTAGAACGCGCTCTTGAAAATCTGGGGTTACAGGATGTAAAAGCTGGTTCATTGAACAATCTGTACACTAACCATTCCCGTAGTGTCTTAATGGAATTGCCGTTATTATTCCCGGACTACGATACGGTGCTGGCTGCTCAGTCTGGTGCGGAATATATGTATCCACAGGGATTTGTGGTGACAGGAGAAAAAATCTATCTGAGTTATACCGTTGAGCCAAAGCAGACACGGAACGTTATAGTTCAGTACACAACATCCGGCGAATATGAGGGATATTATTATGTCGATAATGGAGGTCGTGGCGTTGTCAGCGAAGGCCTTGTGGTGACAACGGATTACGGTGGATTACGTTTGTTCATGTCAGGAGAAAATGGATTACTGAAACAGTTTTCGCTTGATGGGGCAATTTCTGGTTCAGTATTGCCGTTAATTGATGAACATGATGTCGGTGTTTACAACCAGTTCAGCTATCGTAAAAACCGCTGGGTGGTTGAACAGTCAGCGCCGGAAGTGGGAGGCCTGATCACCCGCACAGTATTTGCGGTGTATGATTTTCAGTTTCGTCGGACAGGGACATTCACATTACCGTTGCATGATTCCGGATATATCACGGAAAGCACAGACAGCTATGCAAGACGCTTCACAAAACGTCAGGGAATTGCTGTGGGAGACGATTATATTGCCTGTTCTTATGGTGGCTATTTTAATACCGGGGCATCAGCCGGATTTAACCAGTTTCAGGGGGTTAAGGTCTTTTCTCCGGATGGAGTAAAGCAGCAGGAATCCATTCTTCATCCCCAAAAAATGATAGATGTGCTTACCAGGCAGGGTTTTACACCTTCGCGCATTGAGAACGAAGGAATTTGTATTTCTGACGACGGCGGCAGTATATATTCGCTTTATATCTTTCTGGAGCGTGGGTTACCACAGGCTTATCAGAAAGGAATTGTTCTGATGAAAGAGTTCAGTACTGGCAGAGATGCTATTGATTTTCGTCAGGCAGCCTGGTTGTACACGGGGTTTGATGTGTCTCATGCCAGTATTGGAACATTTCCCCGTAGTGCCCAGGGGTTGGTAAACCCGGTGTTGGGGACGGTATTCACATCCCTGTCTGAAATTCTGGCATATATGCGTTCTGTGAGTCAGAAATGGTTTTGTCTGCATACAACCACGACACCGATTAAAGATCTGAGTGGAAATGACATTCCTGCTGACAATTATGTGTTCATCAAGAATGCTAATAACCAGACATTCTATATAACGCAGGAGTCAGCTGAAGGTGGAATAAAATATAAAGCTGTCACTACAGACAGCGGAGAATATGGTTTTCAGCGACAAAGAGAGGCAATCTGGTCCAATGTTATCACCATCGCACAAAAGAGCGATGGTGAGGATCAATTTAATCGTATTATCGCTGCCTCGAAAAGTGGTTCAGGTAAAAATCAGGATAAAATACTGGTAGTTGACCAACAGGCATCAGAGGGGAATAACACGCTGGTAATTGGCGGTGGTTCATCTGTGTTCAGGTCAGCGACAGTGATTGATTTTGCAACGAATCAGGATGCAAATGCCACAGGAGGAGAAAAGAGATGGCGCATAGATTCATCAGGAAATCTCCGCCCTTATACAGATAATACGTATTCGATCGGTTATGCCTCATGGCGACCCGCACAGGTTTATTCAGCTACGGGAAGTATCAGTACATCAGACCGGACTCATAAACAGGACGAAACAATTCTGTCGGATGCAGAAAAAAGGGTTGCCAGAAAGCTGCTCGGGTATATCTGTCGGTTCCGTTTCAGGGATGCAGTGTCCAGCAAAGGGAACGCAGCCAGATGGCATGTAGGAGTGATTGCTCAGGACGTACAGAAGGTCTTCTCTGAGGAAGGGCTGGACGCTTTTGATTACGGTATTTTGTGTCGTGATGAATATCCGGCAGAATATGAAGTGGTTTACGGGACTCGTATGGAGCTTGGTCCTGACGGACTCCTTACAATGGAAGAATACGATACCGGAGAGCGCAAGCTGGTCAGGGAGGCTGGTGAAATAATGTCTGTAAGGAATGATGAGCTGCATTATTTCATGCTGGCATCGCTGTCTGGCCAGTGAATAATATTAATGTAAGGAGCGATATAAGCTCCTTACATCATGCATTTTATGCTGCGATTATGCGTTCTCCTGTTGTTTGTTGCTGAGAGTGAAACACCGGAAACATACTGGTGGATTGAAATGTTCTGTGTGGCAGCGTATGAATATGTCGTGGTAGGGTGGATAAAAAATGCCCGTGATGATCCGGGCAACATAGCAGTATGCATTTTTCTATTGTGAACTGATGCATTATACAAGTAATGCTGTTATTGAGGAAAGTTTAAAGAAGCGGCTCTTCTCCGCCTGTAAAGTTTGGTCATTATTGCTTTATATATAAGTTCCACCAGTAGGCGATCATCTATGATGTTGGCGTATCGACTTTGTATAAGAAGTTTCCAGTCGGAGATAAATGAAACCGTAGCACGTCGTATGCAAGAACGTGCCACGGCTGGCTGATGGACGTTCGATAGCGCGAGTTTGAATGAAAATCAGCCGGAGGTGATTTTACATAATTGCTACGGAATTATTCAATACAGGAATTGCTTGTGTATGCATGGATTGATCTGAAATATTCCCGAAAATTTCTCTAAAAAACTCGAAAAAAATGGTAACTAATTGAATGTATTAATATGTAATGGTATGTGTTAGGGATTAAAAGATGAGCATAAATTTATTTAACACATTAATTCTAAAAGATTTTGTTGTTTGTTGACGAAAACAGGAATCGTGTTCGGTCTCTTTTTATCTGTTAAAAGCCAGAAGCATTCCCTTCGCTGACTTTATAGTCAACCATAACACACACTCTACTGTCTGAGTCCAGCGTTTTTTAACATTCTTGTTAAGATTATGTGATCTTTAGCGCGGGAGGAAAATATTGATGAAACAGCCTGCGCCCGTTTATCAGAGAATTGCGGGTCATCAATGGCGACATATCTGGCTTTCAGGCGATATACACGGTTGTCTTGAGCAGTTGCGCCGCAAATTATGGCATTGTGGTTTTGATCCGTGGCGAGATTTACTTATCTCAGTGGGAGACGTTATCGATCGTGGGCCGCAAAGTTTACGTTGCCTGCAGTTACTGGAACAACATTGGGTTCGTGCGGTAAGAGGCAATCATGAACAGATGGCGATGGATGCGCTGGCATCCCAGCAGATGTCTTTATGGTTGATGAATGGCGGCGACTGGTTTATTGCGCTGGCAGATAATCAACAGAAACAAGCGAAAACGGCGCTGGAAAAATGTCAGCATTTGCCCTTTATTCTTGAAGTACACAGTCGCACCGGCAAGCATATTATTGCTCATGCCGATTATCCAGATGATGTTTATGAATGGCAAAAGGACGTCGATTTGCATCAGGTCTTGTGGAGCCGCTCGCGATTAAGTGAACGCCAAAAAGTGCAGGGAATTACAGGTGCTGATCATTTCTGGTTTGGTCATACACCGTTGCGCCATCGCGTGGATATTGGCAACCTGCATTATATTGATACAGGTGTTGTCTTTGGGGGCGAACTGACTGTTGTGCAATTGCAATAATTAAAAATCACCGTACTCCTGTGCAGGTCGCCAGAAACCATCTATAAAATCCTCAATCGGAAAACAACCGCCATGGCGGATCCGTTGATCGCTCATAGAATAAAGACACTGCTGTTCCGTGTTGTAGACATCCACAACAATATCTTCACAACCGCCATCCAGGTAGCAAACAAAAAGTACCAGCGCGAACATTTCATCCCCGAAGTGTGGTTCCGTACCGTTAAGTTTAGGAGAGATTTTACAACGGGGGAATAACCAGGACAAATAACCCGCCAT